CCATTAGCCTTTTTTTTTGATAGTTAAACACCTCTTTTTGGGGTTAAAGGAAAACAAAATCAGGCGGTTACATGTTCACGTTGACAGGTTAAACAAGGGAGGTTAAGATGTATTCTTCTTTCGTGGAAGCGATAAACGATTCCAAAAGGATAGAAGCAGATCGAAAAAATCTTGTCGAGGATTTTCGCACGCTGATCATTGACGAGACGAAAGAGCGGTGGAAACTTTTGGACGCTTACGAAATTTGTTTTGAAATCCCGATGCGAGAGCGGCATTTTATTTACGATGAGCCGGAGATGGGGGAACGATGAAAGCGAAACTACTCATATCGTTAGCCGAGGCCGCCGCAAGCATGATGGTCCCTTTCTTGCCGTCATGGATAAAGGAAAACCTCGAAGAGGTGGCATATATAATCAAGAGGATTCAAAGAGTCCGGCCAGATTTGACCGAAGATATTCTTCTGGAAAGGTCGAAAGGTCTTCAGGATCTTGAATATTTCGAACGATGTGCCATGGCCGGCGATGCGATGCCGTGGGAGCCTGAGAAAGACAAGGGTAAGCCGATTACAGCGGCCGAAGCTTTGAAGGATATTTATAATTTACAGGCAGATGAGGACATGGTCCGTCAGCGATTGTTGGCGAAATGGTATCTTTTCGTAAAAACTCCGACGCCCTGGCAGCGTGTGAAAAACTTTTTCAATAGGAGGGTTTTTTGATGAATGATTTCGAGAAGCTACTGGAAAACATAATCCTGGCAGAGAAAAGCCCGAACCGGTACGAGCTGACCGAGGGGGCGCATGCGATTATTGACCGGATAAAGGGAAGAAAAGCGCAGGCTCCAGGGTGGGTCGACGGGCTGCCGGTGGACCATTTGCGGCCATTTTGCCGGGGACTAGATAAATAATGAAACGAGACAGAGTTCGGCGTATTCTAAGTTATTATGGATCAAAAATAAAATTGGCCCCTAATTATCCACAGCCTAAATTCGATAAAATCGTCGAACCGTTTGCTGGCGGTGCAGGTTATAGTTGTTTTCATTGGTATAAGAAAGTTGAATTGTATGATATCAGCCATGAAGTTATTTCGGCTTGGGATTATCTCATAAAAAACAGGGATCAAATCCCTTTCTTGCCGGTTGATTTTAATCATTTAGATGAATTGGTGATTCCAATAGGGGCCAAGAATTTGATTGGTTTTAATTTGAATGCAGCATCGGCTAGCATATGCAAAATAAAAAGTGTGTGGGGGAGGAACAACAATTCTTTTTGGAGCCGGTATTTAAGAAAAAGAATTTATGAAGACTCTGAAAAGGTAAAACATTGGAAATCGCATTGTTGCAGATTTGACGAGATAAAAACAGATGAACCCGCTACTTGGTTTATCGATCCACCGTATCAAAAAAACGGATTCTGTTATAAGTTTGGAAGTGTTGGTTTTGACTATAACAAATTGAGATCTTGGATTGAAAATTTAAAAGGTCAAATAATCGTATGCGGAAATAACTATGATACCTGGTTTGAATTTGACAACGAAATCGGGTCGAAAAATCAAAAAAAACAAGACAATATCGAAATGTTTTCAGAAATAATAAAATGAATCTAACACAAACAGAATACGCCGAACACCGCAACGTCTCCGGCGCTGCCGTTTCGAAATGGATCAAGCAGGGCAAGATTCCGAAATCCTGTCTTGTCATGGAGAAATGCAGCGACGGCAAAACACGCCGGAAGATTGTCCCCGATCTTGCCGACAAGGCACTGGACGATAACCTGGACGAAACTGCCCGGCGTGATCATAAGCTCGGCGGCCGGCCGGACCGCCCATCGAAGAAAAAGAAAACCGGCAAGGCGGAAGCGAAAGAGACACTTGAAAAAGCGATTCAGATTGTCGAGGATAGTTCGCTCGATGATAAGATGCTTAAGGGGATGCTCTCTCTTGCCGGGGCGCAGCGGGCCACCGCAAATTTTAAAGCTCAGTTGACGAAAACTGATTTGGAAGAGCGGAAAAAAGTTCTCGTCAATCGGCAGCAGGAACGCCGGAAGATTTACGAAATTCTCCGGCAGACGGTTACTGATATACAGGCATTGCCGAGAAAATCCCATGTAATTGCGGAACTTGTGGCCCTGGAAACGCCGGAAGAGATCGAGGATTTATTGCAGAAGGTGATCTTTGATTTGCTCTCGGATCTTGCCGACACGGTGGAAATTATGGAAAAGGAGTTGGGATTATAATGGGAACCGAAACGGAAATAAAAAAAACCGTCGCGATGACGTGTGAAAATTGTGGGCAAACGGTCCGAGTGGATCTTCGGGAAAACCAGATGCAGTTTGAATTTTACAAGCACATCTCGTCCTGCCCGGCATGTTTTAAAAATCGGACATCGAAAACGAAACAGAAAAAGATTTTGGGGAAGCCTTGCCCTTGCGAATCGGGGAGGAAGCGGAAAAACTGTTGTAAGTTTGAGGAATTCGATAGGAAAAACAAGGAGTTGAAGGAGCTGAGAGCATGAAACTACGGGAAAAACAATCCGCATTCGTTCGGATGACGGCCAAGCTTATTTTGTATGCCTCTTCCATCGGGTACGATTTTACATATGGTGACGCCTACAGAGATCCACGCTGTCCGTATGGCTCGAAAACTTCGAAACATCATGACCGCCTTGCCGTGGATTTCAATCTTTTCATTGATGGAAAATATCGAAGAGACACGGAAGCCCATAAGCCCCTGGGGGAATACTGGGAATCGATAGGCGGAACCTGGGGCGGCCGGTTTAAGAATAAAGACGGGAACCATTACGAGTTTTGACAGCACAATTTTCCAAAATCATTCGGCCCGATCCGATTGTCACTCTCGATAATTGGGCTGAGGAGAACATCCGCCTCCCCCATGGCGATCCGAAAGAGGGCATGTATCAATTATCGTACACTCCCTTTTGGCGGGAGCCGCTGTATGAGCTTTCGCCATCAGTCCGGACTCGGAAAGTTGTGGTTGTGGGTCCGGTCCAGATTGGAAAAACTCTACTTGGGACAATTTTCCTTCTCGGCACCGCCGCACTTTCACCAGGCCCCGCCCTTTTCATCTTGCCGACGCGGGAAATGGCCGGCACTCACGTTGAAATCAAATTCGATCCGATGACGGAGGCGATGGGATGGGACATTTTCCCGGTCAAGAAATCTAGGCAGGCCGGGAACACAAAATCCTTGAAGAAATACCCAGGTGGGTCGATTATCTTTGCCGGGTCCGAAGAGAAAACGACATCCCGATCCCTTTCCATGCGGTATATCGTGATATCTGATGCCGATGGAGTCAAGGGAAACGTCGGCGGCGAGGGTGATCCCATGATTTTGTTTCCGAAACGGGCGGAGCATTACGCCGGAATCGAGAAAATTCTGATAGAATCCACGCTGAAAATCAAGGGGGCAAGCCACGGGGAGAACCAATATCAGCAATCATCCATGGGGAAATTCCATATTCCGTGCTTGAAATGCGGGCATATGCAGTATTTGGAATGGGGAACCCGTGATACGCCGTTCGGGTTGAAATATCAGGTATGGAAAGATGGGAAAATCAGAAAAACCTGGTACATGTGTGCCGGATGCGGCGGCGAGATCGAAGAGAGAAAAAAGTTCATATGGCTGAATAAAGGGGAGTATATCCACGAAGATCCGGTCAATAAATATCGGGGCTTCATGGTTCATGGGCTTATGTCTCCACCCGGTATGGCATTATGGGATGATAAGGCGCTTGAATGGATAAAGGCACAGGGAAAATATGAAGCGCTCCAGGTTTTTCTCAATACTTTTTGTGTCAAAACTTACGAGCATCCTGGAACAGTCCGGTTGAAATGGGAAGTGCTCAAGGCCAGGGCTGAGCCTTTCCGGTTTTTCGAAATCCCTAATGATGTTTTTGTGCTGTCCCTGGGCGTCGATACGCATGATAAAAGATTGACGCTCACGTTGATCGGGCGGGGAAAAGACGACGAACTTTGGATTTTATATTTTGGTGAAATATTCGGTGATCCGAACGATTCCTACGTGTGGGATGAACTCGACAAATTTCTTGCCCGTGGGTTTCCACGAAAAGACGGGGCGTCTTTAAAGATCTCAAACTGCTCGATTGACATGGGCGGGCATCGGACGGAAGCCGTGAAAAAATACACCCGGAAACGCTGGCCGCAATGTATAGCAGCGCAGGGGGCCAGGGGCAACACCGGGCCGATACTTGCGCCACCAACCGACGTTGACGTCACTTTCGGCGGGCAAAAGATAAAAGGCGGTGCCAAGGTCTGGAACGTCAATACTTACGTCATGAAAACGGATATTTATGCCAGATACAAAAAAGACAAGCCCGGACCAGGGTACATCCATTTTTCGGCCGACCTTCCGGATGAATTTTATAAACAGATCACTGCGGAAGAATTCGTGATGACGACAAAAAAAGGATATCCGGTGATGAGTTGGGAAAATACCCGCATCGGCAAGGATAATCACGCCCTCGATTGCCTTGTTTATGCACTTGCCGGGCTTATGAGAATCACTCCCACCCTTGCCGTGCTGAGACCATTACAGCCAAAACCGGCCGAAAATCAGGCGAAAAAAGCCGATAATCGGGCGGATTCGAGGCCGAAACCGCCTCCAAAGCCTGCCAGGCGGAACCCGGCGCAGCCTCGGAAGCGGCGAAAACGATTTGATGGGTGGTAGGCCCACAAATCAAGCCTGATAAGCGCATTTGCAATTCCAATTATCAGGCGTGTCCCTGACGCATTCGTCTATTTTTTTCTGTTCGCTGTATTTTTTACAATGACAGCCACAGCATACACCCCGGCCTATTTTTTCTTTTTTTTCGTTTTTGTTTTTCATGATTTCCTCCTTAAGTTTTGCCCCGGTTTCCCGGGGCGGTTTGGGTTTAATTGGTTTCCACGATTCTTTTTTTATCCAGATTGATTCCGACAATCTTTCCGAGTGGCCCGGCATATTGAGCGTAAATAAATCCTGGGCGCCCTTCATGGTCCCAACCTGTGATCGATGGTTCCATCTTTTCCGCTTTTTTGATCAATTTTTCCATTTTCTTTCCCCCTCTTCTGTTCTCCTGCGGTCGGAGTCTGCTCTTTCCCAACCCGAACAGAAATTGTATTCGTCATACTGGCCCTTTTCGCCGTCCCATAGTAATTCTCCGCTTTCTCCTCTTCTGCACTCCTGAAAATCGCCGAAGTAACAGTTCCGGCAATTTCTTTCCAACGAATTGTCTTTCATGATTTTTCCTCCTGAGTTTTGCCCCGGCGAACCGGGGCGGTTTTGGTTTATTCGTCTTCTTTTACCGTCATCACTCTCCAGGAATATTCATAATCCCCGGTTTCCTCGTCTTCTTCCTCCATCAGAGCCCAAAAATAGAGCCCTCCGTGGTGGGCTTCTGTGTAGCCTTCACAAAGCTCTTTCAGCTCTGCGACATTTCCCGGCGTGTGCTCACAGATTCCGATTTGGTCTGTATCTTTGGAATGATCGATGGCCCCTTTTGCTGTTGAAAATATCATGTCTTTTCCTCCTTTGGTGCCCGACCGTTAAGGCCGGGCGGTTGGTGTTTAGTCTGTCTAATCTATCATTTTGCCGGTTTCCCAGTCAGGACCTATTATAGATACGAGCCCATTCACCAGGAGGCCAAATTCCTCCGATTCGATTTGTGTGCGCTTCTGAAAATTTTTTTCAAGGTGATTTAACCTCTTTATAAAATTTTGGATTTCTTCTTTAGAGAAATTCAAGGCTTCGATTTCTTCCGCATTTTCCGCATTTGCAGCTTTTTCAATTCTTGCTATGTTTATCATTTTCTTTCCTCCTGAGTTTTTCGGGCTGGGCTGATTCCCTCCCCGATGTTGAGTAAAATATACTATAGTTAGATTCCATTGTCAACTAAAATCGTATAATATTATACGATTTCTCCTTTGTGTTTCCCCGGAATTGTGCTTTCCGTTGGTTGTCACCTGTGGACAATTCCGGGGGTGATATGAGCCAGATCCCAGACAACTATGTTCTCACCGAAACCGAAAGATATTCCGGCAAACCCGGCATCTTTGGCGGCGGCGCTTTTGACCTGGGCATCGAAATTTTCGATTTCAATCCCTAAATCGGCTTTAGCTTTTTCGGTGATTTTTCCACCCTCGAACCAACCCCTTTTTTCGGCTGCGGCTTTCATGGCGGCCATTTTAACGTCTTTGGCAGCGATGATCAGGGAAGCGTCTATTTCACATTCTATGATTTCGCCTTGAATATCAAGGCGGTGCGCCCAATATTCGACATCCGCCATGCCGGCGCAAAAATATATCCCATACCCCATTTGAAGGCCGCCAACTGATCCGGCGAACTCCAGGGAAAAGCCTTCTTTTCTGATCTTTGCGGCGTTTTCTTTTGATGTGGTATGGAATATTTTCATCTTTTTCCCCCTTGAGTTTTTCGGGCTGGGCTGATTCCCTCCCCGATGTTGATTAGAATATAGCAAATTCAAATAAGCCTGTCAACCAAAATCGTATAATATTATACGATCTATTAAACAAAGTCACTTTTCACCCTTTTTCGGTCAAAAGTGACATACCCTTATTTTTCCACCGGGATTTCAACGGTTTTGATCCCCGTGGAATAATGACGATATTTTACCGCATTCGGGAACCGCTCCCGAATCTTTTCCGGGTAATCCTTAGACCCCGGCTTCAATGTTTTTCTGGCCGTCCCCACCTTTGCAGGTGGTTCCGGCGGCGGTGCGTCTGGATCTTTGCCTGTGAGTCCGGCGAGGTATTTATCACCATCCCATCTTGATACGGCGATAAATCCCCGGCGTTCCAAAGATCGGGCCAGGGGCAACGGGTATCGGGCCTTGTGGACCACAACCAGTTTTCCGGTTGGTGATCCGTTTTTTATGGCTTCATATAAAGACCGTTTCCGGCCTGTTAATGGTTTCATAATTTTTCCTCCTGTGCCCCGGCGAACCTGGGCGGATTTAGAAATTACAAGTGCCCCGGCGAACCTGGGCGGGTTTAATAGGAATAGAATCTCAATTCCAAATTATTATATCCGAGCCGTTTCCATTCATCGGGAATCATTTTGAATTCTTCTTTCAATTCTTCGTATGTTTTTTGAAGCCATGCCAGGGCTTCGGGTTCATTTTTAAAAGATGAGCGCCGCTGTTCCTCGCCTTTAGCGAATATCCGAGCGGAAAAAAGGACATCCCCCACAATAAAACAATCCGACATCCCATCCATATATCGGCTGTTTCTTCTCCCATGTTTTCCCATCGGTTTTCCTCTTTTCGCCCCGGCGCCACCCGGCGAACCGGGGCGGGTTGGTTTTATCTCTCATATCTTTTGATTTCGATTGTCGGATCGGCTTCTGAATTTTTCATCAGGGCGTTGAATTTTTTTTCTGAAAAGTTCCCCATGATTCCACCGGTTACACAGTTTGTAATTTCGTAGACAAAACCCCGAATGGCTGTTTTTTTCTGGATACTCATTTGGTTTTTTCCGTCTTTTGCGATAATGATTTGTTCCATTGTGTTTTCCTCCCGGTTTTTCGGGGTGGGCTGATTCCCTCCCCGATGTTGAATAAAATATAGCAAATTAGAAAAGGTCTGTCAACTAAAAAAGAATAATATTATACGATTTATTGATATTTTATCAAAAAAAGCCACTTTTCACCCTTTTTATACCATTCCCGCCAAGAATCCCCCAACAATCCACCAACAAACTCAGTTGTTGACATTTACCACAGTTCCATGATACCGGTTTAAAAACTGTGGTATTTTTCGACGTTGAATTTTCCAACACTGTAGGATTTTACCACACAAATGAAAGATTCCGCCTATGGCTACGCCTACAACCGACGATATCCTTGAAAATCTGGACTCTTCCGGCGATCTGACAATCGAACAGGCGCAGAAGGGCGATGAGATGATAAAGCGTAGGACCGGGAAAGATCTTTCCGACCTTGCCGCCTTTCTGCAAGCTCAATCGGCCCGCGGAGTAGCTGCCCGGCGAACCTACGCAAAAAGAATTCGGGACTAAATGTCAAAAATAGCCTCCCTCGACCTCCGCCCCCGTAAAAATGTTTCACATGAAACAATTTCCTCCCGAAATGTTTCATGTGAAACATTCCCTCGGCGGGTGAAAAGGTCTAATTTATACCAGGCGGCGAAAACGTCTCGAATGACGGGCGCCTGGCCAGCTACGAACGCCGACGTAAATGTTTTTATCGGGGCAAGTTCCGACACAGTACGCGCAAGAATCCGAAAACTTGTGCGGGATTATCCGCATTTTGCCCGGGCGGTGGACCTGCTCTCGCTGTATATAATCAACACCGGTATCGGGTATCAATCGAAAGTTAAAGATTATGACAGAACGACGGATACGTTTTCCCTGAACAAAACGCTGAATCGGAAGCAAGAGGACGAATGGAAGCTTTTTTCCGACGCTAAAAATTTCGACGTTGCTAAAAAACTCTCCTTCGATGCCATGGAACAGCTCGCTTGCCGGCAAGATGGGGAAAACGGCGAGTATATCATCCGGAAGCACTACCGGCGAGACCGAAGATTCGGGATTTGCTACCAGATATTCGAACCGGATTTTTTGTCCGGATTCCACGGCAAAAGCCTTGTAAAAGGGGCCGAGATCGAGCAAGGCGTTGAATATAACATTTACACCGGGGAAGTTTACGGATATCATTTTTATGATCAGTTGACCGGGGAGGGGTACTCACTCCCGGCCGATTCGATCATGCACAATTTTTTTACCTACCGGCCGGCTCAACTTCGGGGGATTTCAGCTTTTGCCCCTGGCGTCATTCTTGCCGACACATTAAAAGCCCGGATCGATAACGAACTTTCACGCTCCGCCCTTGCCGCTCAATGGCTGGCGTTCGTAAAAACACCGGATCCGCTCACACGCCAAACCGGAATGACAACCGACGAGGACGGGAACCCGATAAATGGCGATGATCGTATCATTGAAGAGATCGAGAACGGTATCATTGAGTATCTGAATCCCATGGAGGATATCACCTTGGCCGGCGGCGCTCCGGACCCGGCAGGATTTAATCCGTTTGTGAAATTTATCCTGCAAATGTTCTCGATCATTCGGGGGTTCCCTTTTGAATTAGTATCAGGCGACTATTCCGAATTAAATTACACGGTTTTACGGGGTAAAAGAAACGATTTCAGCCATGAATTAAAGGTCCATATAAAGCGCTTTATTGATCAATTCAACGAACCGGTTAAATGGGATTTTCTGCAAGGCGGGGTTTTGTCTGGCGTGTTTCCTTACCGTGATTTTTTCACGAATCCAGGCTATTACGGCGCTTGCCGGTGGATGCCTGTGGGGATGCCTCCGATTGATCCGCTGAAGGAAAATAAAGCTGATATCGTGGCCCTTGACGGCAGGATCGCAAGTCCCCAGGAAATCATGGCGAAAACCGGCAGGGACATGGATGATGTTTATGCAGATATTGCAGCCGCAAAAGAGATGCGGAAAGAATACGGCATAGAAGACGAGCCGACAGCCGGGATCAGCACAGCGAGTGCAAACGCACCGTCCGCAGTTGCTCCAGATTAAAGGATAAAAAGCATGAAAAAAATCATAAGAAAAGCCACCTTGCAACCTCCGGTTGATGCCGATGCACCGATGCGGATTCTTTTCGCCACGGAAACGCCGGTAATGATCCGGCAAGGGGCGGCGGTGATTCCGCATATCCTGACAAGGGGTGGACTTCGGGCCGCTGCCGGGCAGGTGCCTTTTATCGATAATCATGATCGGTCCGGGGATATCGTAAAAACTGTCTTGGGATCCGTCCGCAATTTTACAGAAACAGAAGACGGCAACGAAGGCGAAATCGTGTTTGCAGGCACTCCGGAAGGTCAGGCCGCCCGGTCGCTTTATCATGACGGGCATATCTCAGCGGTATCTGTAGGCATCCGGGTGGATCCGGAAAAGGGGTTTTTGAAAAAAGGCGAAAGTCTCACAATAAGAGGCAAAACATATGAGGGCCCGGCGCTTATATCAGAGGAGTGGAATCTCGACGAGATTTCAGCTGTGATTGTCGGGGCCGATCCGAATGCAAAAAAACGAAAGGAAGAAGATATGAGCGAAAACACTGAAAACACAGAAGAAAAACGGGCGCCCGATAAGGCCCCGGAAGTACAGATCAGAACCGAAACGAAGATTGAAAAAGTCGTTGATGAGGACGAAGTGAATCGGCGGGCCGAGATCCAGGCTGAGAAGATCCACAAGAGAAACACCGAAATCCGGATGATGTGCCGCAAACTCGGGGAACCTGACGAAGTTGCAGAGAAATTCATCGAAGAAAAGAAAAGTTTCGAGGATGTATCTCGGGCTTTGCTGGCAAAGATGGGCGATGAATCGAAAAAAGGCGGCGAGGGTTTCGGGTTTGCTCGGGTCCAGATGGGCCTCGATGCGACTGAAAAGTTCCGGGACGGTGGGGCGCTTTCGCTTCAGATGCGGAACGGCCTGTGTGACCTGGACCGAAAAAATGAATTTCTGTCTTTCGGCATGGCAGATCTTGCCCGGCGAGCGTGTGAGTTGAACGGGCTTTCCCTGCAAGGCACGAAAGAGGATATAGTTGCCCGTGCGAACATGGGCACCAGCGACTTTCCATATATGCTTTCCAGCACTGCTAATAAAATGTTTTTCGACGGCTACGAAAAAGCCGAGGAAACACATAAGCTGTGGACCGGGGAGCGGTTCGTTTCTTCTTTCAAGATCCACGAGTCCCCCAGGCTTTCCAGTACCGGGCGCCTCGAAGAAGTCAAGACCGAGGATGCGAAACCGAAATATGGAAGCAGATCAGAAGCCCAGGAAACTTACAGGCTTCGGGAATTCCGGAAAGTATGGGGCCTGTCTTATCGGATGCAAGTCGATGACGATCTGAACGCCTTTCTGGTTATGCGGGAATATGGAGAAGCCGCAGCGCTGACAGAGGGTGACGTTGCCTATGCAGCATTGACAGACAATGCCGCCATGGGCGACGGCGTAGTTCTTTTTCATGCTGATCACGGCAACCTCGAAGCCACAGCTACCGAAAAGCCGAGCATTGACTCGATGACAGCCGCAAGGCTGGCGATGCGATTGCAGACAGGGCCGGATGGTGTTACCCGAATCAAAGTTCGCCCGCAATATGTACTTTTGCCAGCAGCTCTCGAAACCTGGTGGGAAGCTTTTGTGGGGTCTGAATTTTATTATGATGAAGCCACACAGGGCACGATTGACGCCGCAATGGGGTCAAGGCGGAAAAACCCGTTTTATCAGCCTGCGCTGATCCCGGTAATCGAAACCCGGCTGGACGATGCCAGTGCTACAGCTTGGTATCTTGCCGGGATGAAGGGAAAAACGGTCGATATGGTCTATCTCAACGGCCAGCGAACGCCGAACCTCCGGACGGTACAGAATCAGTTGACCGACGCCATGGAGATCCTCTGTCACCATAACGTGGCATCATTCCCGGTTGCCCATAACTGGCTTTTCTATAATCCGGGCGCATAAGAGCTGGAAAAGTAAAAAATGGGCGGTTGAATTACGCCGCCCTTGAATCCTAAAATAAGGAAGGAAAAGAAAAATGATAAATACCGTATATAGTACCGAATGCAGTGATCAGATCACTTATGCAGGGGAAACCGGGCATTCTTCCGGCGATCCCGTCCTTGCCGATGGTGTGACACCCGGCGTGGCGGTAGGCGATTCCACGACAAACGGAACGACCGTTCTCGTCGCACCTGGGGCGGTTGTCAACTTGTCCGTCCAGGCTGTGAACGATTCCGGAAATATCGTGATGGCTGCCGGTGATACAGTCTATTACAGTTTCGGTGATACCATCGTTCTCAACGGCAAAACTTCCGGGATTCCTTATGGTATCCTTTTGGAAGGGATTGCCCTTGGGGCAACCGACACCTCCGCACCCGTCCGGCTGTTGCCGACTCAGGTGGGCGCATCCGCAGGCGGGTCCGCAGGCGGGCAGGGAACGCATGTGGTTTTCACTGAAAATCCAACTGTTACCGGTGCCGCTGGTGGCGCTTCCGTTGGCACTGATAATGCCGTCAATATTGTCCGGGTGAACGGTGAGGTTTTCGAATATCAGAACAACGGAACACAGACCATTGTCGGGCCGTCGCTCACTTCTGGCGGGCTCCTTGTATCCTTGGATCTGACGAACGACGAAGGCGCCACTTTCGACCAGGGTATCACCGCTTTAAGTAAGGCCGCTTATGTTGCCGGAACTGATCCGGTATCACTGAAAATCACCTTCACTGTTGCTGATGTTTCCGGGCTGGATGTGTGCTGGTTTGGCTGGAGAAAGCTTGCCGCAAGAAATGACGATCCGACCGCCTACACGGATTTCGCTTTCATCGGGCCGATTTCGGGTGACATAAAAATGATGACCGACCTCAACGGTTCGGGCTCAGCAACCACCACGGATTCGACTCAAAATTGGGCGGATGCGGAAACCCACACGCTCGAAGTCAATGTGTCGGCTGCTGGTGTTGTCAGTTATAAAATTGACGGTGCAGCGCCTACTGTATCACCGACGGCGACTTTCACCTTCGACTCCGGCGACACGATTATTCCTGTTTTTCAATTTCTCCATGCCGCAACAACTCCGGGCGCTATCACCTGGAAAGAATACCATTGTGACCTGGCACTGTAAAGATAAGGCAAGAAATTGACACGAGCAATCGACACACTTTTTAAGAAAAACACCGTCTCCCTCCAGGACCTCTTCGGCGTGACGCTGACATTTTATCCGACTGGTGCAGCGTCCGCCGTCGAAGGGATCAAGGGATTTTTGGGGACGGAGGCGGAACAGGTTGTTGGTGCTTACGACACAACGACAACAGGGTATATTGATACGATTCAAGTTTTTTTATCAGATATCGGATCGAATCGAACCGGTTATTTTTTGCATAATTCCGTTGACCGGTATGATATTGTAACGGTTTTAAATATCGACGAGAACCAGATAACTTTTTCAGTCAAGAAAAGGTAACATGTCTTTTACTATCGAAATCGACGATAAGCGCTTACAGCGGGATTTCAAGAAATTGAAAAATGATTCCCCTGTTGCGTTATCAAAAGCTCTGAACACGGCAGCAACGGAAACGAAAAAAACAGAGCTTCCGGGTCTTATTCTGAGCCGGTATTCGATAAAAAAGCCGAGACTAAACAAGGGAATAGCTGTCACGAAAAAAGCGAAAAAATCAAGCCTTGGGTCTGAGGTAACAGCCGGGGGCGATCCGATTTCATTGACTTCTTTTGTCGGGACAAGATGGACGAAAAAGTCAAAAAAAGGGGCCTCCGTTGCCGTGATAAAAGGAAAAAGGAAAATCATCAAACACTCTTTTATTCGGGCGAAACGGGGGCAGAAAACAAAGCAGGTTTTTCAAAGAAAAACAGCGGATAGATACCCGCTGAAAGCTTTAAAGGGGCCGAGTATCCCATCGATGACGAGCAAGATTGAGCCGAAACTCGGACCGGTAGCATTGAAAAAACTTGCGGATAATGTCGCTAAACAACTCGATAATCTAATATCGAAAGGATAAATATCATGGCTAAAAAAGGAATTTCCAGGGAAGCGGCACAAGTGGCACTCGCTGCCGCTGCGCTTACTGATTCCGGGGATCATACAATTTTCAATCATGCAACGGCGACCTTGTTTTCTGGATATGAAAAGGCGAGCCAGTCAATTACACGGCTGCCGGTGGCCTTGCCGAATGGCATGATTACGCCCATCAATTTTATCGTCAATTCCACCAACGATGTTGTCTCTTGGCCCGCTTGCAAGGCAAATATCGAAGGGGATGAAATCGATATTTCAGCGGGTACTGCATCAGTTACTCGGGAAGAAACCAACGCTTTTATGATTACGTCCGTTACCGTTGCCGCAACCGGTACGGTAACAATCACCGAAGGCACTGCCCACGCTACAGCGATCGATACATCGGCAAGGAGCGGAGCCGGGCAGGCCCCACTTGTTCCGGTTGCTGAGGTCGAGATGGGCCAAGTCCATCTTGATAGCGTTACTCCGGCACCGTTCACCGCAACAGAGTTAAAAAACGTGCAGGGAAATTCCATGGAAATGTCGTATTATCCGACGTTTGACATCGCATTTTCCCGAGTGACTTCCGGCGTGATAGGGAAAGCAGGCGTTACGTTTACCGCTGCCTTGCCGCTCATACATACTGGAAACACGGCAAAAAAAGTCTGGATCACAAACGCCTTTACTCCGGAGTTCGCAAGCTGGCGGAGAGCCGACAACTTTTCTGAACCGGCAACAAGTATCACGAGTTCTTCGACGCCTTCTTATGATGGCCCGGTTTCCTCGGATGCGAGTTCAATTTCCGGCGGCTCTTTTGATTGGATCATCGACAACTCGGTCACGGATTCGGAATGGCAATCCATTTCCACAAAGACGGATAAAATGTATCTCTGGTGGAAATTTTTTCCCAACGTGTTGAAAACCGCCGAATATATCCTTGTCCAGGCGGCGGCGACCGGTAGCAGCACGAATCCGGAAGAAGGGACACAGCAAATTTCCGTAACTTTGTCACCGAAGAATGGCGCTGAAAGGGTGTTTGCTTAATATGGAAATGGATTATAAAAAATTCATGGCCACCACATACGTTCCGCGGACCGGATTTATTCCGGTCCCGGAACTTTTCGAACTTTACCTTTCCCCGGAAGATTTGAAGATTTTCAAAGATCCGAAAACCGATCCGGCAAAAGTAAAAGAGATACAAAAGGCTGCGGAAAAGATCGCAGGAATAAAAGTTCGGGGCCTGACCGGGGTGGAAATCGCCATGGTGCAAAGTAACGCCTTGCCGGATATCCTGGAACTATCCATGAAAATGATGTCCGGGGTTGTGGATAAAATCGCAAACGGTTTGAAAGAATTTTTCCCAACTAAGATTGACGGGGAGATCCCGCAACACTTGGCGAAAAAATACTATATGTTGATTTTCGGTCTTGAGTCCCCGGATATACCGCAGGGAGAACGCCTGGAATTTGCCGTTTTCCTTTGCCGGGTTTTTCCGACTGTTTTCGAGTCTGCGATTGATAAAATCAACGAGCTTACCGGAATGGGACAGCAGGCCGCAAAATAGCCCAGCGCCTTTACCGTGATCCCCGGACTCAATTGGCGCTAGAATACTGCTCGTACCGGGGTGGGCGATTATATCAGGATTGCCCGGACGTGATACCGCAGGGATTCGCAACAGATGTAGAGATCAATTTGTGGATCCAGTACGAAAAGAATAAACCGAAGCCGAAAAAATAGAGGATTAAATGGCAGATAGAAAATCCACATATGAAATAATTTTCGGCGCAGAAAACAAGACTGGCGGCGTACTTAAAAGAGTATCCGCTGATTTTGCCTCACTTAAAAAAGAAGCAATCGAAACATCAAAAAGCATGTCCGGCCTTGCCGATAATATCGGGGAGGTCGCCGGGAAAGCCTCCATTATTGGCGGGGCCCTGGTCGCTGCCTTTGGTGTTGCCGGCGTTGCCGCTCTCAAGTTTAACGACGATGTGAATTTTGCAGTCGGGAAAACGGTAGCGGCATTGGGCTTGCTTCCGGAAGAGGCGGACCGGTTTGAAAAAATCATCAAAGAGGTCTACGGGACCGCACTTCCGGAAACGCTCGAAGAATCCGCCGACCTGATCACAAAAGTTTTTCAAAAATTTGGGGATGTCGGGGATGAAGAGCTAAAGAAAATTAGCGAGGGGGCCCTCGTAGTCCGGAAGATCTTTGACGCCGACCTGAACGAGTCCGTCAATTCTGCAAGTGCTTTAATGAAAAATTTTGGGCTCTCTTCGGACGAGGCTTTCGATTTCATCGCTGGCGGATTTCAGAAAGGTCTGAATTCTTCCGGGGATTTCTTGGACACGATTCAGGAGTATTCCACACAATTCAAGGACGGTGGGGCCACTGCTTCCGAGTTCTTTTCGGTCCTTCAGACTGGCCTTGCTGAAGGCGTACTCGGGACCGACAAGGCGGCGGATGCCTTCAAAGAATTCCGATTGCGGGTTCTGGATGACACGAAGGCCACCCGGGAAGCACTGGACGCACTCGGAATCGATGCCGATAAAAACTTTGCTGAACTCTCGAACGGGACAAAAACAGTCTCCCAATCTTTTCAAGAAGTTATCACGGCAGTCGGCAAAATATCTGATCCGGTAAAGCGTCAGACTGCCCTTGTCGGATTACTGGGGACTCAATTCGAGGACCTGGGGGCCGAGGCTTTCACAGCGATCGACACAACAAAAACGAACATTGAAGATTTAAAAGGGGCCACAGACAGAGCAAGAGAAGGCGCTTTATCCCTGACCGATGAGTTCACAAAACTTTTTCGACAAGTCGTTAGCTCTGTAACGGATCTGGATTTCCTTGACACGCTCAGCGACAAAATAGGGGCCGGGCTTGAGCTGATAACAAACAACTTTGCGAAAGCTTTCAAAAATATAAATTTCGCAGAATTAGAAAAGCAGGTTTTCGCCTTTATCGAAGCTATCGCAAACGATATAAGGAATATTTTTGGCGATGTGGATCTGACATCAGCAAAGGGCCTGCAATCCGTTTTGCAGCAGATCACAGACTCAGTGGCCTCCATCCTTGCAGGGAGCGTAAAAGTAGCGGATACCCTTGTGCCTGCTTTTAAAACTTTCGGGGACATCATGCGAGGGGTCAGGGAAGAAACAAGCGGCGTTTCTGATGTTTTTAAAATCATCGGCGGGATTACTGACGCGCTTGTCGGTGCTGTGTCTGCTGCCGGTGCGGTGTTTCTCTCGTTCGCTTCGACGGCTGTCAGCGCTTTTCTATCGATTGTTGAGGCTGTTTCGTTCTTGCCTGGTAAAGTGTTCCCCCAGGTTGAAGAATTCCGGAAAAAGTTATCCGGAATTCAGGACGGGCTAAAAGGTTTTCGGGATGAGCTATCCGACGATATTGGGAAAGGGTTTAAAAAAGCGATTGCCGGCGCCGGTGACGCCGTGGATGCATTTTCCGGCAAGGTTGGCGATGCTGGAAAAGAAATAGAAAATCTGCCCGATAAAGCAGAAGTAAAAATCGATGTCGAAAAAACCGAACTTGAAACAGTCAAAAAAACAATAGATGAGTTGACACTTGAAGAGCAATCGATAAAGCTTGCGCTCGGTGCTGCCCCTGGGGATCCTGGGTTAAATAAAAGGCTTGCCGATGTCCAGCAACAAATTGCCGAAATTACCGAAAAAAAGCCAATTGGTCTGACAACCGATCAGGCGGCAAAAGAACTGAATAAATTAAAAACTGATAAAGATCAAATCCAAAAAGATCCGATTAGGATTGATGCGGATACCGCAGACGCAAAGAAAAAGTTGGATGATTTGGACATCAAAAAACTTGATCTGGAAGTCAAATTAGAGATAACAAAAGCTGAAGAAGAGACGAAGCGAGTCGTCAAAAGGATTGAAGAACAATCGAAGATAATCAGCGAGGCTTTGAAATTCGAGTTCGAACTGGACATGAAAAAGGCTGAACTGGTTTTTCAAACCTTCGACACGGCCGTCAAGGAATCGACAAAACTCGCAATCGAGGCGACAAAAGCAAACACGGATCTTTTCGGCAGCTTTTCAAAAGACAATCTGGACTTCGAAGCGCTTTATCTTTGGCGGCAGCAAGTCCGGCAAAATCTATCCGTTCAGGAAAGACAGGCAGCGATTCAGGAAAAGATTCTTGAACAAACGCTGGAAGAAATCAAACTCCGGAATCAGCTAAAAAGGGATTTGATCACCGGGGAAAAAGCCGCTCTCCGGATCACGATTGATGACCGGCTCGGGCCGATGCTGACGGCAGCGGTCAAGGAAGCTATCCCATATTTGCAGCTCTGGGGCGAGACTGAAGATGCAGCGGAATTTTTAATCGAGGCGGCAGGATGATTGAGATATGGAACGAAATAAGAGGTTTTTTTCTTTTGCCGCAAAACTGGCCAGTTGCCGGGATGGGTCTTTTTTTGATCGTGCGACTTTTCCCGGAAGTCAAACAATTTCTTCCGGAGATCCTTGCTGTATTCCAAGGCCAGAAACAGTGGTCTGATATCAAATTCGTTGAGCGGGAATTGACCTATTTCGACCGGAAAGTTTCATACATCGCAAAGGAAAATATCAACCCTGCCGACTGCAATTTCTTTTTTTCCGGGCTGGCCGGGAAGGTCGAAAAGGCCAGGGCTTCAAGCCTTCCGATTTCTTTCTCCTTTTGTAATATCCGAAGGATAAACAAGGCCGGGAGCGATGGCTTGAAAAAATTGATACATACCGCTTGCAGCAAAAACCAGACAGTTGTCCTTTTTATTTTCCCGGAAATGGAAGAAGGTTCAGAACTCCACGAACTGCTTAAATATACACTCACACAGAAGGAGACTGAAAAAGCCTCCATGGTGGAAATAATTGTGAAAAATCAGGGGTTGAATGATGACATTGCGGAATAAAAGCTTGGACGTTTTGATATCTGTTATGCTACTTATTTGGTGGATTCTATCAATAACATAAAAGAAAGGAGAGAAACGATGAGGTATTTTTTTGGTATTATGCTGATTTTGTCTTGTTTGTCAATCTATGGTTGTTGGGGTTGCTGATTTAAACAAGTTTCATGCCTGGCCGGTAAGTTTCTATCAGGTTCCCGACTCTGTATCCGGCGCAGATCGGGAACGAAAAAAAAGAACGAAAGGATTTGAAATGAAAAAGTTTTTTATCGTGTTGCTGGTTGCGGTTCTTTTCGGGTTTGGTTGCGGAGATGACGATACCGTGATAAACGAAATCCCAAAAAATACAACGGATCAAGAAACGGTTGTCGCTCCCGATGGGGTGGCATGCGAAAAAAGAAACATCCGCCTGATGGCCTGCACGTCAGCAAGGCAGGACGGAAACGGGTTCCTTGATTCGGAGCCTTATGAAGTAGCTGACCGGATTTATATATATTCCCAGGCGGCCGTGGATGATTGTTTTCTATATGAGGATGTTTCATATTATTACGGCCTGGCCATGAAATACATCAACTCAGGAAGCGATCCGAATGAAACCGAGGCATGGTTCCGGCGTATCATGCGGAATATTGTGGGGTACAATCCGGCATGAAAAAAGAAATAAAAGTCGTTTGTGATCGGTGCGACAAAGAACTTAAGGCCGAAAGAACGAAATCGGGGACGCTCTGGAATTGTGAAGATTGCAACCGGTCAATTTTCTTCCCGGATGTCCAAAAGGAAAAGTCAAAATGATTACGCTCATCCCGAAAACCGTTGGGCTGTTTGATCCGGTTGTCCTTCATCGGAATTACGCTCTTACTTTCGCCGTGGGCTCCGCCAGGACTTCGACCGTGCAATTAGTCAATGCAACAACTTTTATTCATGACGGCGGATACGTGCAGGGTGACCGGGAAGCTCGGATCATTATTCAGAATTTGACATCGGCGCAGCGGTTGAATTTGGAGATCATGATGGAAAGCCGGGCGGATATCCTTTTCGGGACGAATACGGCGCAATTCACCGCCCGGGTGATGGGGATTTTTGAACCCGCCGGCGATCAGGCGGAAATCAAGTTGCAGATTGTATCAAAAGATACGGATGTGTCGGAGATTATTTATCCGCCTGAACCTGATCCGCCTACGCCTACACCTTTTTCTGCCATTGCCTCAATGACGGATTATTGTCAGGGATTTTCATATCTTGACGATGACGGGGCCTATATTTCATGGGGGATCAATTCCGATAATGAAACGAATCCGAACGACGGGACGCATCCGTGGACATCTCAATCCATTATTTTAACAGGGCCATATATAAAAGTTTCGAGGGGTGAGTCTCATACCCTACTTTTAGACGCCTCCGGGAACGTTTATGGATTCGGTTGGAATGGCTATCAGCACGTCAATCCCGCTAGTGCTACAGACCCATGGATAAACTCTGCAACAATAATGGCCACCGATTGCATTGACATTGCCGCCGGTGGTGCGCATTCCATCGCATTAAAATCAAATGGTGATGTGATCGGGTGGGGCCGTAATAGCACAAGGCAAGTAAACCCGGCGAGCGCAACAACCCCATGGACGAATACGGCGACCGTTTTAATGACTGATTGTATCGCTGTCTTTGCGGGTGGTGACAATACTTTTGTGATTAAAACAAATGGCGACGTGATCGGGTGGGGTGGCAATTCTGACGGCGAAATCAAGCCCGGCGGCGTGAACCCATGGGTTGATCAAACCAATATTATTGTGGGGTCAGTGTCTAAGGTTGGTGTTGGTGGAACTCATGCGCTATTTTTGAAAACGAATGGTGATGTAGTCGGAATTGGTAGAAATCCACAAACTGATTATAACAGTACTGATGGAGTGGCAAGTACTGACATAACAAGAGTCCTGTTTTCAGGTGCCTCCAATATTGCTTGTGGCAATCTGCATTCAGCCGTTTTGGTAGGTGAGGACGTTTTTTCGTATGGGGGTAATGGTAACAATGAATCAAATCCTGCATCGGCAACGAATCCCTGGATAGACGTTTCAAGCCCTGTTTTGTCCGGTATTTCGGTTATCGCTTGCGGATATCAGCGAACATGGGCCGTTTCTTCCACTGGTGAATATTATGGATGGGGGCGTAATATCAACAATGAGGTGAACCCCTTATCAGCAACAAGTCCGTGGGTTTCCACTGCTAAAATATTGGATTTGTAAATCGATGAGCAAAACAATTTTCCAAATATATCTTGAATCTACGGAACTCCCGGTTTCATCGTTCAATTTTGCATCAAACGCATCCGGCGAAAGTGGGTCAATAAAAGTCGAGGGCCTGGATTATCTTGAATTCATTTCGGATAATCAGGAAACCGGGACGGTTACGCTTTATCAGGTGGTCGATGGGGTTTCCACTGAGATTTTGACGGCCGGGATTGATACACTCGCAGTTGCCAAGGGGCCGACAAATAAGTCCATAACGATCACCCTTGCCGATGTTGTTCTTTCCGGATCAATCCCAGCATCTTTCGAAGTCGATGACCTGACAGCCTTTGAACAGCTCCAGAACGGATTCTGGTCTTTCCGGCTGCCGTACATCGCACAAGGATATCAAACCGGAATGGCGGTGGATTATCTCGGAGTTGAACGGTATATTTTATCCGTTTCGGCTGAGTGGACCGGGGCCAGTGGCACGACTACACTGACGGAAGGGGCACAGCCGCCAGATGACGATTCGGTTGATGGCGATCCTGGACTCCCGAGTTGCACGTATGAAGTTTTTATTGGCACGCCTTCGGCCGCAGCGTTTGGCTCGCTATGCTCATCCGGGTATGGGGATATCGGTATAACTTACATTTCCCCAGAAGGATATACTTATGATATGTTTGTGTTTATTTGCAGGCAGTTTACTGTTCCTGCTGAGGCCGATATCCAGATCCAATTTTCCACCTTACGGCCTGCTCTGGATTCTGATGATATAGCAACAGGATTTGAATTCGATTTGATTCAAGGGGAATATACGCCTTTCACCAACCCCTCGCCAACGCTGTATACATATCGTGGGAGCGGTGAGTTTAACGGGACGTTGCCTGCCGGAATTTACACTTGCCGGCTGACGCTCTATATTGATCGGGATGTTAATCCGGTATCGTGGAAAGATTCATCATATTATCTTTATGTAAAGTATAATTAAATGGGAAAAGCACTGGTCAGAGCTAAAGTAGGCGACGATGGTTTTTTTAAAATTCGCCTGATATTCGAAGAGGGTCGGAACTCAAAAAGAATGTTGCAGTCCCTTGCCGATAAGCTCACAGCACGCCTTGACACGGCCACAGCTACCGAAAAACCTTTCTTGAAAATTCAGATTGCAGGCCTTGAAAAAAAGATTGAAAGATTCGAATATTACGAGACACAGACGCAAGAAGACCGGCTTGTTTGGTGTGCCGATTTAGGTGATATAACAGTCGGATCAATCGTTAAAACTATCGAAATCGACCGGGAGCTGCAAGGGTTGAATATCGCCCCGGCATTCGATGACGGTGCAGCATACACGGCGGCGGAAGATGGTATCTTGCGGTTCTTCGGGACTATTAATCCGTATCACCAATTACTCAATTGGATCATTGCACCGTCGATTCAAAAGTTCCATCCGACTTATCGATACGGCAAGATATATGATATCGACTACGAAAATAACACAGCCTCCGTCAATTTGCGGCCGCATGTGTCGCAGACAAACCGGGATATAGATGTCAACCAGGTCGAAAATCTTTATGGGGTGCCTGTGGATTATATGGATTGCCATGCCGAGCCGTTCGAAGAAAACGACGAAGTCCTTGTCGAGTTCGAAAAGCAAAAATGGGGGCAGGGAAAAGTTATCGGATTCCGGAGCAGCCCGAAACCATGTGGGACCGATGAACTTGTTTTTTTTTCCCTAGGGGAACTCGGCATCGTGTGGGATATCACCGAAAACGATTATCCCACGGATTTTATAGGCGTCCAGGATTATGCGGATTGTATCGCCTACCTTGCCGGCAAAACCGAAACGACCGCTGTCGATTCGACTTTCGGATTGCCATATACCCGGTTGCTTCGAACGTTTTACACGGATGCGGCCTATACTGAGTATCATAATAAGTCCACTACATGGGGACTTCCAGAACAAAGCGAAGTCCCCGGATACCTGTATGATAAGCCGCAATTATCAGATACCTTATCTCTTGTCGGTGGCATATATGACCGCACGCAAGAATGGGACGATACGTCAACCCCATGGGGGGTTATCGCGCCTGCTTATACTCAATCATATTATTGGACCGGAAGCCCACCGGTTTTTCAGCCTGGTGGTGTGATTCTATATGATTGGTCGTCTTGGGATTATTTCGAGTCCCATTTTATCTGCTCTCTCGATATCGATGATGCATATTTTTCATACGGCACGGATGCCGAGTACGGCAACGACAATATCGGCCTGGGGTATCCTGGGGCGGTCATGAGCGAAAACTCAATTGTACAAGTTACATTTTCGGCCCATGCATACACGGAAACGATTTCAGACGGGGCCGGTGGAGTTGAAACGGTCTACACGTCGGCAAGGGAAACGCTCACGGCTTGCACATGTGGGACGTACCCTTGGGATGACGGCTTAGGGGGTGAAGTAACAGATCCGCAATTGATGGCGAAAAATGAGGAGTTCTCAACAGCGGTTTACGATCTGATTGAAGCGCTGCATGTTTTGAGGGGCGTTGAAATCATGTATGATTCCCCGGATTATGAGGGCGAAAACTGTCAGGGACCGGGTGGGGCAACTGAGAATTGTAACGCCGGATTGTGCAACTATTATTACGATGTCACAAATCCAAAAATGGAATTGAAACTTTACAGAAAGTGATGAAATTATGGCAGATACAATAAAAGAGCAGGTTATGCAAAAAATCGTTTCCCTTCTTCAGATCATAGCGGGAACGCCTTACAATACAGATTTTGAGGGGCGAGTCTACCGGGCCAGGCGTGACCTCCCCACCTTGCCGGGCATGTCAGTATATCCGCAACCTACCCAAGCAATCCCGGAAAATACATCATACGACCGGGAAACATTCGACCTCCCGATTCGGATAGAAGCTCTTTCAGAGTACCTGGAAGCAGGGGCCACGGAATTCAATTATGAAAAGGCAGACAAACAATCGATAAAAGTCGAGGCGGATATTTACGAGGCCTTGCTCGGCAAGCGGTGGCGGATGACTTTCACCGGTGCCACGTTTACCGGGACCGGCAGTCCTCTCGATCTGTATGGTACAACGATGCCGGGTGATATCGGCGGGGTGGTCGTGGACTATTCACCGGCTTTTCCATGGGCCACTCCGCAAGATGGATATATCGATATAATCCGCCTGGATGATGTAGACGAATGGACCGCCGGGTTGATTTCAATCGGCAATATGACATGCACAGGCACTGCATTGATTGAAGTGGACCTTGACATTTCGCCAATCGACAAGATAGAATGGGTATCGGGTGGGATCGAAGTCTACCCGGAAACGATTGACAGACCGGTCACGACTGCCGTTGATATAATCGCACGATTTTGGCACGATATAGGTAACCCATACGCCCAGACAACCACATAAAAAAGGACTTTAAAAATGCCTACTTATACATTATCAGCAGCGCCGACCCGGAACTTGGTTCTCCGGGACATCAACGGCGCAAATCAGATTATCAAGATTGATACGGTTTTCCCGCTTATTATTTATTCAGACACTTTTTACTCTGTAGGGACCGGCGGCGAATTCCCGGAACTCACATTGACGGCCGACACTCCGCTTTCGAATGAATGGCTGGCGGTTACTTCCGTTTCCGGGACCACTACGGTAACGCTGAACAGCGAAACGAAAACCGTTTTTGTTTCCAACTTTTCAGGGACAGGAACGATGGCGCAGCAGGCGGCAACGAACACGCCCTTGACCGTGCTTTCATCCACCACCCTGCCGTTTCAGATAATCGTGGACAAGAAATTTACCAAGCTTGTTTTCACTGAAACCGCTTCTCTCCAATGCGTTGTCTACGAGAGCAAAAAAGAGGGGGGCCTGATATGAGTTTCAAATTCACAGGAGATGGGCGCACGGCGGATTTGACAGGCTTAACAAAAGAGCCTACTGGATTTGTTGAAACAACGACAGGCGACTTGGCTGATATTGATGTGTCTCATGATGCGACGGCCAGGACGATTACCTTGACGGGGACTTTCAAGGCTTATTATCAAGGCGTTGAAGTTGTGGCACTTGTGACCGGTTGGGAGTCTGATGCGTACGCCGCCGGGATTACCTCAAATCGTTATCTGCATTATGATGGGGCGGCCTTTTCGTGGGATAGCGTAATTGATCTATCAAAATTATCTATCGCTTCCGTGCTTGCGGACGCCACGGCGATCAGGTTTGCAGTCCGTGAGTGTCATGGTCTTATGCAATGGCAAGCACACCAAGAAGCGCACGACACGATTGGAACATATCGAAAATCGGGCGGGGACTTGTCTAACTATACCATCGCCTCTACCGTTGCCGCAAATAGAAGGCCTGACACTTCCTTATGTATTCTTGACGATGAGGACTTACCGTCAGATTTGCCGGCGCAATTGTCTTCAGAAACCTATACCTTGATGTATCTGACATTGACCGATACGATTAATTTCGTTACGGCGTCGGATGATATTACACGCTTAAATGTTGCAGTTCCATACTGGAATGAGTATACCGGCGGCAACTGGACCGATGCGGCAATGAGTAACAACTTTTATGCCGCATGGTTTCAGTTGGCCGTACCAACGACTTCAGAAACCGGCAGTCAGACTTACAGGTTTATTTGGATTCAGCCGCAAAGTCAAAGCTTGAGTCTATCTTCTATCCGTGCGGTAACAACCGGTGATCTTGACTTGGGGACGCTTGCCACCATGGCCCCTGAATTGATCTTCATTAACAAAGTTATAATGCAATACACGGCGGCCGATTGGAAGATAACAGAGATCGAAGCCCTTACCGGAACGTCGAAGAATCAAATCGGGATATCAGGCGGTGGGCTTTCTTCCGTGTCGGTGGATGGGATCACGGTTGACGGAAACGGAACGCCATCCGATCCGCTTGAACTAACAGGTCTGATAAAACCGCAAGCTGATGGTACTTCGGCTGTACAGATCACGAAAACAGACGGTGTTACGGCAGTTGTCACTGTCGACACGACGAATAGCCAGTTAGGAATAGGAACAGCAGCGCCAGCCCAAAAGTTTGAAGCCCTAGACACAAGCGGAATTCAAGCAAGGTTCACGCACACGGCAGGATCTGTCTATACAGACGTAGGGACTACTAGCGCAGGTGGGTATAATATATTACCTTCGGCAGCTAAAACCTACTTTGCTGGAGATACTATTTTAGCAGAACAAGCTGATATTATTTCAGGGGTTTCTTATTCTGATTTCGGAATGCCAACAATCGTTGCTTTTTTTACAAACGGTACTAATTACACCGGATACAATTATAGCGGAATCCAGTCGAATGGTGTAGTAACTAATACATACGCTAGATGGGGATGCAGGATGATCAGTAGCTTATCCGCTGGCAACGTATTAAGTTATGATTACGCCTCCAATATAGGAATGACTGATACCAACGGAGAACAGAGTTTTTTTTATATACGACCTAGTGTAAGACAATCAGGAACAGCTTCGTATACAGGCCTTAGGGTGAATGCAACAGAAACAAGCATAGGAGATGGGTCAACAGGTGATGGAAATAATTTGTTTTGGCTTGGGGTGTCTGATACTAATAAATTTATAGTAAAAAACGACGGCAAAGTAGGAATAAACACCACAACACCGGACACTAAATTTCATGTAGCAGACACCGTAACACAGATGACGATCTCTTATACTGAGGGGAGTGTGGAAAGTACATGGACAACGGGAGCTGGTGGTATAACTACTTTGGCAACGACAGGAAATAGCTTTGTGTTTCCAGGTGGAACAGACAATAACCCAGCCGTTGCCTTTGGCGATGGGGATAGCGGGTTTTATGAAACCTCTGATGACATTATAGCAGTGAGTATCGCTGGTAATCTTAGGTATACCTTTAATGATTTACAAATGGGGGTTAGTGCTAGTAGGTATCCAGTATTTTATCGACAAGAGGCAACGGCGACAGTACCAAACATACTTCCAGATTCTTTAGATACAGACACCGGGCTTGGCGGAAATGCCGCTGATCAACTTTCTCTTATAGCTGGTGGAAACGAAATTCAAAGAAATACTTGGACAGGAACAACGGGTCAAATCGACTTGAAAGCTACGATAGTCATGCTTGCAAGCCTTCCAACCTCTGACCCAACAAATGCCGGACAGTTATGGAATAACGCAGGAATAGTAACAGTAAGTGCAGGATAACCTTTAACAGTAAGGAAAAGAAAATGGAATTGAACCTGAACAAAGAAGTAAAGAGTTTGCAAGGAGAAGTCTTTGGAAAGATGCACGAAATGGTCGCCGGGTATCTTGAAAAGGAAACCAAATTCGATGCTGTGAAATTGTACGGAATCGCCAAAAAGCTTATGGAAAAAGATGGAGTCATCGAGATTGACCATTCCGATCTTGAACTTTTGCGAAAGGTTTTCATGCAAGAAAATATAATGTGGAATGGTCCCAGAGCGCAAATTTTGATGGCAATGGATGATGCAAGTCTTAATGACAGAAAGGAAAAATCATAATGGCAACAGGAACTTTGACAAGTACGGCAACACACAGGTTACTTACAGTTGAAGTAACAGCAGAGATTCCTAAATTCGATGCTATGTCAGGGGACGCTTCACAATTTTATTATGAATTGCGTCCGGAGCTTTACCCGACTTTCATCGATGGCGAAGGAGTTCAATTGACTTTTGAGAATCTGACAATCCAGCAAAAGGTCAATGTCCTGGTAACCGAAATGCAGTATCATTGGATAGAGGGCGCAAGGGCACAATACAAAAATAACAAAATTGCCATTGCAAAAAGTGAAGCTGAAACGAGTTTAGTAGATCGTTATTAGATCGTTATTAAATAAAACAAACATTTTCTAACAAAAACGGGATCTTGTAAAAGGTTCCGTTTTTTTTTGCCGTGATTTTAAAATTTCATTTGACAAATAATATTTTAAAATGATAGGGTCTTTTCACGATACGAGATCGGGTGTCGGTTCGGCGAAGGGTAGAGGACCGCATAAGGAGAATCAACCGGCCGGGCATGGGGCGAATCTCCGCAGGCGACACAGCCACAGGAAAGCAGGTTTGCAAACATGACCGGCCAGGAAAAGGGGAAGATATAAGATGGATATTCGATTGAAAATTATAGATGAGGTTGACAAAGTGGGGGTCCGGGAGTTTGCCGCCCGTTTGGGGGTATCCGTCCAGATTATTTATCACTGGATCAAAGAGCGGGGGAATATCCCGTCCGAGGCCAATATGCAGAAATTAGCGGATTATTTCGGGGAAACTTTGACGGTTGGGAGAACTTATTATCCGAATCGATTATAGAATAAACACATCAAAGCGGCCACCTCCAACCGGCGTCCCGGCCCGTCGGAGTACACCAAACCCGTTCGTTCGGGTCGCTTTTCCGCCCTTGCCCTTTCTTTCTGGGTTTCGATTGGCAAGGTACTAAAGTAAACGGGGATGGCCGGGAAAACTTATCTCAAAAGGAGAATTGTATCATGATGACCTCAAAACTGTTCGAAGCCATACCACCGCACCCACTGAAGGCCACTTTTGAAAAACACGGAATCCGACCGGGGAACATTGCCCGCGCTCTGGATTATTCTTTTTCTCATGTCTGCAATGTGATGTCAGGAAGAGTCGATCCAGGGAAACGACTTGAAAACGGATTGAGAGAACTTGCACAGGCGGTAGAAGCGGAAGCGGCGGCAGGAAAGACAGATCAGCCATAAACGAAAAGAACCCCGCCCGGGGCCGTATCCTTGCAATTCAGCAGGGGCGGCTGATCGGCGGACGGGCGGTGAGTCTTTTTAAAGGGAGGAATAACATATCATGGGAGAAGCACGAAGGCGTGGAACATACGAGGAACGGCGGCAAGAATCGATCAAAGCCGGTAGAATAAAAGAGGACGGGCGAAAAGAAATCCTCTTCCGGAAATTCGATATCCTGAAAGATCAAAACGATGAAGAAAAATAATTTCCAGCAAATTGCCATTTTCGGCATTGCCTTATTCACCGGCTTTGCCGCTGGCGGGGCTTTCTTCATCGGCCATGAAAAACAGGCGATTATTTACGGGATTATATCTGCCGGGATGTTTGCTGTTCTGGCATTGACTGAGGATAAATAAGCATGGAAAAAGAATTACTCACGACAACCCAAGTTTCGGTCAGGTTTTCGATAAATCGGTCAATAATTTGGAAGGCGACAAAAACCGGGCGGCTTCGCCCTGCAAAAAAAATAATCACTGAAGGTTTGGAAAGAAAGCTAAGATATCTCTACCATGTCGATGATGTTGAAGAATTTGATCGGACCCGGATAAAAACCGTAATAAAAAAAACTGCATCTCCGGATAGAATCACGACAATTCAGGCAGCGCATCTCTCGGGCATGAGCCCGGGAATAATCTTGAATCATATCAGAAAAAAGGACGGGTTACACGCTGAAAAATGCGGAAACCGGTTCGAAATCGATTTGAAAGTCTTTAAAAAATACATAAAAAAAGCTTTCAAAGTTGGTGCGCTTGAAATCCATGCGTGCCCGGCGGCGTTACCAAAACGATTTATTGATTGCATGGATTACGGAAAATGCCTGGACGCAGCGGCAAGGAGAAACACGGTATTCGGATGTACTAAGTGTCCGCAATATAATAAAAACAACAAATCAAACTCAGAATGGGGGGAAAATCTATCATGAAAAAAAAGGTAATAGCGGCCGTCGTGGGGTTTATAGCCCTTGCCCTTGCCGCTGTATGGCTGATCGGATGCAGCGGGCACTCGCACAAGGCGAGGGATCCAAACAAACGAGTTCATCAATCTTTTACAGAAAACCTACCGAAATAAAAAGGAGGAAGGAAAATGCTTGAAAAAATCGTAAACCTGGCAGGGGAGCTGAACGAAACGCACAAATGCGGGCTTGACGCGGCTTTCCAGACAGCCGCTTTGATGGAGATCGCAGCGAAGATTGAAGAGTTTTTGAAAGGGCCTTGTTGTGAGGCTCATGTCGAGTCGAAAACCAGCACCGCCGAAAGCCAGACCGAAGGGGCCACCACCCCCACCCCCACCCCCACCCCCACCCCCACCCCCA